GCCGATAACGCCTGCTTGCAGGTGGAATCCGCCCATGCGGACCGGCAGGTAATCAGGTCCTGGCTCGCGGAACTGCGGTGCTTTTTTGCTGCTTGCTTCAATAATCCCCTCGACATCATCAAGTTGACCCTGCTGGATGGCTTCGTCAATATCGAGCGCCAATCGAGGGAGTCGTAGTTTTATTTCTATTTCTCTGGCCTTTTTCTCGCCTATATTCCTATGCCCTGTCAATAAATGACTGAGATAGGCAGGCGCCATACCGAGTACGTCAGCAAACTCAGCTTGCGTTTCATATTGGGCATTCATTTTGCACAAATTTGATCTTCTTATTTCTGACATATCTCGCATCCCCTAACTTTAGCAAACGCTAAAACAAAAAGCATCTATCGCTTGCTATTGATTTGGTGTATATCTATTGCTATATTAGCTGCATGACCATTAGTACCGTACCAACTAAGCAACTCGCCGAATGCCTCGGCTCGACAATCGGCTTCGCCAGTCAGATAAAGCACGGTCGCCGACAACTGCCACCACGCAAATGCCGCCTAGTCTCAGAGCGCTTCGGAATCCCCTTATATGTGCTGCGCCCCGACATCTTCGGCGAGCCTGATCCCAATACCCACCCGAAAGAGCCGGCACAAGATCCGGCTGCCAGTCTGCCCGCTCGGACGGATAACTCCGAGCGGATGGGCCAGGAGATATGCGCCCCATGACCGAGCTGCGCGTGAACAATTTCCCCGAAGAGATTCTGGCGGTGATGGATGGATACGGACAAGCAACGGGAAAGTGCCGGACGGAATTGGCCATAGAGGTGTTGGGCGCGTGGGCCGAGCAAAAAAAACATGAGGCCACTTTAATCTGCCGAGTGGCGCGAATCAATCCACTTGTTAAGGAATCATTAAGGAAGTACGAGGGTGAGTAATATGGTTTGGGTAATTCTTTGGGGCGTCGCGGTATTTCTGTGTTGCCGACTGGTTGCGTTCAATAATTTTGGAGACGATGAATGAAAAGATTGATTTGTGTATTGGCTGTGTTGGCGGCCGACAATGCCGCCGCGTCTGACGGCATGGTGTTTAATGCGCTGGATCGCAATGATCCGCTGTACGCGGAGTACCAGCGCAATTTGTGCGCCGGTACGCGGGAGGCCTTACAGCGGTTTTCGTCCGATCTGTATTGGCTGAATACGCTGGACCCGCATTTTGGCGGTAAGTCGCCGGCGCAGCGCGAGGCGTGGATTGTCGATTATGTTCTGACGGCAAGCTTGCATGATAAGGCGCGGGGGGATTTTGATGCAAACTGCCGCTAGTGGCCTTAACCATCCGGGCGTTAAGGATGACAACGGGAAAAACCGTGTAGGGTTAGTCGTAGGCTACTTTCCACATGCTCTGAAAGAGGTCGGCAAAGTGGCGACATTTGGAGCGCAGAAATATACGCCATACGGATGGTTGTTGGTTACCAATGGCGTTGAGCGTTATACCGATGCGATGTACCGGCATTTAATCGATGAAGCCATTGGCGAAACGGTCGATAAAGAGTCGGACATTCTGCATGCCGCGCATGCCGCGCATGCGGCGTGGAATGCGTTGGCGCGATTAGAGTTGATACTGAGACAGCATGCTGAATCCGACGTTTGATCGCAATAAACGCCCGATGCACCCGACCGGGTGCGGGAATTATAACTGCCCGATTCGCACGGGATGCGATCGGGCGAATACGCATAAATTCCATTTTACGAATATGTTTAAACCGAGCCGATTGGCGGATGGGCGGGTTTCGTGCGCGATGCGCATTGGTGGCAAGTAATGCATGCGGTATCTAAAAAAATTAAACAGCAAATGATGCGAGATAACGCCAAGCGGTCGCTGATTCTGGAGCGTATACCTGCAGAGCAATGGCCCACACAGAAGGGTGGCATGATCGAGGTGTGGCTCAGCCGCAAATATTTGGTGCAGGTTTACAAAGAGGCGGGCGGTGTGCTGCGGGCATCTGCCAACAGAACATTACTGGACGCTAGCGGCCGCTGGCAGGAAAACATGACATGGGATGAGATGCAGGAGATTAAGCGCCAGATCGGTCGATCTGATTGCTACGCCATCGAAGTGCTGCCTCGCGATTGCGACGTCGTGAATGTGGCGAATATGCGGCATATGTGGATTCTGCCGGAGCCGCTTCCCATCGGGTGGTTTTTGCATTCCTCGCTGGATGCTGCCGGCTCCGTTGATGGGCGTGGCGGTTGACATGGATATATTTTCTATCATGCCTGTTGAGGTTTTTGCCGACGATAGGCTGACGAAAACAGATTTGCGCGTCCTGGGTGCCATTCTGTCGTTCCGGAATAAAACCACGAATTTATGCTGTCCGCGTCGCGAGGCAATCGCTGAGCGCATAGGCCTTCCTATTTGCAAGATTTCAACGGCAACATCCCACCTGGTTGAGCTGGGATGGCTAGAAAAATCAGGGAATGGAGGGCGGTCTAGTCCGTCGCGTTATGAGTTTAGGTTGCCTAAGCAATTTGATGAAAAAATCACCGATGCTGGTGGTGTTCAGCGCAGCAAAACCGTTACCGATTCAGTAACGGTTACCGATTCAGTAACGGTTACCGAATCGGTAACTAAAACGGTTACCGATTCGGTAAGGGGCAAAGAACAGACAAGGGAACAGAGAAAAGAAACTCCTTACGGAGTTTCCAAAAAATCCGACGAACGCAATGGCGAGAGGTTTTTGCTGGAAGCGCTGCCGGATGACTGGCGAGCGTTTTGCCTCGCTGAGCGGCCGGGGCTTAACTCGGACATTGTGTTTGCCCGGTTTCGCGATTACTGGATCGCGCAGCCGGGGGCAAAGGGTAGAAAACTGGACTGGTTCGCCACGTGGCGGAACTGGGTGAGAAACGAAAAGGGGGTGAGCAATGGAGCACATCAGCAATCTGGTCAACAGCGAAAACTATCAGCCGTCGAGCTCGTGCAGCAGGCCTCTCGACGCTACGAGGAGCGGCGATCACGTGAGGAGCGTGTTGTCGGAGCGGGTGATTAATCGCATTTGGGAAAAGATGTCTGCGATTTACGGGCATCGCTGGGTCAGCGCCTACGGGGTGCATGTGGACGAGTCTGGCAAGTTGAGCCAAGCGGCGGAGACATGGTCGATGGGGCTGTCTGGTTTGAGCCGTGAGCAGTTGGCGCACGGGTTTGAGTATCTGCTGAAAAACGGCAAGGAGTGGCCGCCGACGTTGCCCGAGTTTCGCGAGATGTGCGTGCAGGCATCGACCGATGTGCCGGGGCTGCATGAGGTGGTGAGCATTCTGGCGAATGCGAGAAGCCGCGAAGGGTCGTTGGTCGATCGCTATCGGCATCCGCTGGTGTTGGCGATAGCGTTGGAGGTGGATATGCATGCGCTACGGACGGCATCGACGACCAAGGCAGAGGCGATGGTAGGACCTGCGTACAAGCGCCTGGTTGCGGCAGGCTGGCCGGAATGGCCTGAGCATGCGTTTGATCGGGTCAAGTCGATTGGGCATGATAAGCCGGTGAGTCGTCAGGCGGCGCGCGATGGTTTGGCGATGATGCGCGCGGCTTTGGGTTATGGGGGGTGCGGGAATGTCGTCTGCTAGTTCGATTGTCGAGCTGTCTCGGCGCAAATCCAGATACCACGATCAGGATGCGCTGCTGCGTGGGTTTGTGGGCAACGCTGGCTGCACCGCCAAGGAGATAGCTGTTGAGGTGCTGGACTGGAAATATGAGCAGTACGCGAATGCGCCTAAACGAGCGTTTGATTTGCAGTCGCTTGGCTACCTTGAGACGTTGGACGGCAAGGTGTGCAGGCATACCGGAAAGCAGGCCCATACTTACCGGGTCACCGATAAGGGGATAGCGCATTTGCGGAAGGTCGGCGGCGAGTTGCCGCCGCCAAGAGCTGAGTCTATCGTCAGCGCTGTCGACGGAAAACAGAGATTCTCCGATTTGCGAAACATTTTGGGTCCTCCCTAAGCAATGCGCCATGCGGGTAGAATTACGCTCGATATTTTTGAGTTTTTGGGTGTCTATGGTTCTCAACTGATGTTTGATATTCTTCTATAAATGATTGATTTTATATAACTATTTGATGGATTTTATTATTTAATGGCGGCTGAAGTTGTATCCCAAACAGAATGGTTTAGCTGGTCTTTGAACCAGTTGGCCCGCGAGTTTGGGATAGCCCGCGAGACAGTTCAGGCAAGATTGCGCGCCTGTGATGTGAAGCCAGCAGGTGAGCGCCGCGGCTTCCCGGTTTACCGAGTCAGCGAAGCGGCCAAGGCGATATTGATTCAGCCGCAATCCATCGGCGCGGCAATGAATGACCCGGACAGAATGTCGCCAAAAGAGCGCGCCGACTGGTACAAATCCGAAAACGAGCGCCTGAAATACGAGCGCGATTCCGGCATCGCCGTGGAATCGACCGCTGCACGCGAGCAAATGGCGATCATCGCAAAGACAGGCCTTCAGGTGCTGGAAACATTGCCAGACATTCTAGAGCGCGACTTCGCTATAGACGCCAAAGTGATCTCCAGCGTAGAAGCCAAGATCGACGTGCTGCGCGACCAATGGGCCAACCTGATCGAAGAGGCGCAATTGTGACCGCCGCCGTCCAGATCCGCCGCGACATTGCCAGGATGGTCCGCCCGCCCGAGCGCATCAGCGTCGTCGAGGCCTCGAAGCGCTACGTCAATGTCCGCACGGCAAGCGGCGGCGTCTCGCCTTGGGACCCCGACCTGACGCCCTACATGATCGAGCCGATGAACTGCCTGACCAGCCGCGACTATGACGCAGTCGTCTTCGTGGGCCCGGCGCAATCCGGAAAAACTCAGGGTCTCATCACCAACGCGATGGCCTACATCATCAAGTGCGATCCGTCAGACTTCCTGATCATGCAGACCACAAAGGGCACCGCCCGCGACTTCGACACCCAGGTGATCAAACGCGCCTTCCGCGACTGCCAAGAACTGAAAAAGGAACTGGCCCCCGGCAGCAAATCAGACAACACCTACGACAAGGTCTTCAAGTCCGGATCGATCCTGTTCCAGCGGTGGCCGTCCATCAACGAAATCTCCGGCAAGCCGCTCAAATACGTGCTGATCACCGACTACGACCGGATGACGCAAAACGTCGACGGCGAAGGCTCACCGTTCGCGCTCAGCCGGCAGCGCACCGCCAAATTCCTCAGTCGCGGCATGACCTTGGTCGAAACCTCCCCCGGCTTCGAAATCACCGACCCGGCCCACCGCCCCCACTACGCCCACGAAGCACCGCCCTGCGGCGGATCGCTGGCCCTGTACAACATGGGCGACATGCGCCGATGGTATGTGCAATGCCCTGAGTGCGGCGAATGGTTCATGCCGCCGGCGGATGAAACCGGCCTCGATTTCGTCCACGACCGCGACCTGTTCGGCGTGACTAATACCCAAGCCGCGCAAAATGTCCGCTACCTCTGCACCAAAAACGGCTGCCTGATCGACACGTGCCACAAACGGGCGATGAACAACAGCGGCATCTGGGTTCCGCAAGGACGCCAGGTCGAAAACGGCGTCCTGCAAGGCGAATCTATCAAAAGCCGCGTCGCCTCGTTCTGGTTCCCAGGCTCTTTTGCGGCTTATTCAGACCCAGCCAACCTGATCGAGAAGCTACTTGCGGCGCACCGCGAATACGACATCACAGGCTCCGAGGAAAACCTGAAAACCATCGTCAACGTCAATTTCGGCGCCGCCTACCTGCCCCGCCACCTGGCAGAAATGGAAACCGGCGACGCGCTCAGCAGCCGCGCCGAAGCCTTGCCGCGTTACCACGTCCCCGAGCAGGCCCGCGTCATGCTCGCGACCGTCGACATCCAAAACGGCAGCGCCGGCCGCTTCGTCGTCGAAGTCCATGCGGTCGGCGTCGGCGAAGAGCAATGGATCGTCGACCGCTTCGACATCGCATTTACCGAATCGAACGGCAAAAAGCGCCGCGTCGAACCCGGCGTTTACAAGGAGGACTGGGATCTGCTGGAAGACAAGGTCATCAATGCCAGCTACAAAACCCACGACGGCCGCAAAATGCTGATCCACCTGGTCGGCATCGACACCGGCGGCAACGGCAAGACCACCGATTTCGCCTATCAATTCTACAAACGGATGCGCAAAAAAAGCCTGTCGCACAAAATCAGGCTGCTGAAGGGTGGTTCGAATGACGACAAATCGCCGGTGACCCGCTCATTCGGCAAGGACAGCCAGGGCCGGCAGTTAAAAGACGTGCCGATCTACCTGCTCAACACCAACACCCTCAAGGACAACGTCGACGCCATGCTGCGCCGCTCCCTGCCGGGCGGGCTCTACCTGCACTTTCCGCACTGGCTCGAACCCAGCTACTACGACGAGCTGCGCGCCGAAACGCGCGGCGCAAACGGCAAATGGGAAAAAATCCGCGAGCGTAACGAAGCGCTCGATCTCAACGTCTATTTTCTGGCATTAGGTCGCATGCTTGGACTGAACGACGAGCGCTTCAAATGGGATGCCCCGCCAGCGTGGGCCGCGCCGTTGCCAGACAACGCCAATGTCGTCTCGATCGAGTCGGCCCGCGAAGCGCGCGGCATTGCAGAGCCTACGTCAGAGCCAAGAAAACTTCCTCCCATCAAACGCCCACCCCTGCATGGCAAATTCCGTATTTGATACGATGATCGAAGCGTTGAAAACCGAACTGGACGAGGCGACCGCCAACAAGGTATTGCACCTGCTGGTAAAAACCTGTGGCGGCGAGCGGGTTTACATTCCGGTCAAGGCGGTGGCCCCTCCGCCCGTTATGCCGACCGATACGCCGAAAAGCCTGCAACAAAGGCTTGGCTGTTCTCGCCGAACCAGTTACCGCAAACTCAATCGACATCGAATATAAATTTGTGCCATTTTTGCCTTAATTTGGCACAGTAAAACTGCCATGATAGCCCCATGGCAGACATAGAATACATCGAACCCTCCTCCATCCGCGCCGGCGACACCCTCGCTTGGCGCAAAGTGCTGTTCGGTTACCCGGCAGGGACCTGGACGCTGGTTTATACCCTGATCAATGCCGCCGCCAAGATCACCATCACAGGCGGCGCCGACGGCTCTGAGCACGTGATCGGCGTCGCCGCTGCCACCTCCGGCGCCTACGCCGCCGGCAAATACGACTATGTCGCCCACGTCACCAGCGGAACGGAACGCATCAGCGTCGGCTCGGGCCGCATCGAAGTGCTGCCGAACCTCGCCGCCGCGACCACCTACGACAATCGCAGTCATGCCCGCAAGATGCTCGAAGCGATTGAGGCATTGCTGTCATCCAAAGCCACCGCCGACCAGCTCGACCTGATCGAAACGCAATTCGACACCCGAGTGATGAAACGCGATCCCGGTAAGCTGCTCGCCTTGCGCGACCGCTACCGCGCCGAAGTCGCCAGCGAAGACCGCGCCGAACGGCTGCGTCAAGGTCTCGACACCGGTCGCCGGATTCAAACGAGGCTGGCATGAGCAAGATCATCATGCCAGCCGTCCGCCAATGGCAAACCGCCGAGACCAGCCGGTTTCTCGAAAACTGGCCGACCTCCGGCCGCCCACCCGACATCGACATCCGCTACGGCCTCAGAACGCTACGCGCCCGCGCCCGCCTGGACGCGCAAAACGTCGATCATGTGCGCGGATTTTTGAACATGGTCGTCGCCAATGTCGTCGGCCGCAACGGCGTGGTCCTGCAATCGAAATCCCGCATGACCAACGGCAAGGCCGACAAGAAGCTGCAAGCCTTGGTCGAGGAGCATTGGGACAACTGGAGCCGACGCGGCGTTTGCGATGTGACCGGGCAGTTTTCCTGGTCGATGCTGCAACGGCAGGCGATCCGCACCGCCGCCCGCGACGGCGAGGCGATCTACCGCGTCGCGACCGGCTTCGACAACCCGTATGCGTTCGCCTTGCAGGAGATCGACCCGGAATGCCTGGACATCAATTTCAACCAAAGCCGCGACCGAGGCCGCCCCGAGATCCGCATGGGCGTCGAGTTCGACCAATGGCGCCGCCCGGTTGCCTACTACCTGACCGAAGAGCCTAGCCTTAACAGCGGCTATGCCAGCACAAGCCGGCATGAGCGCGTCCCGGCATCGGAAATCATTCACCTGTTTTTGCCGGAATGGACATGGCAATCGCGCGGCGTGCCGTGGGCATCGACCAGCCTGAGCCGGCTGCACGTGCTGTCTTCCTACGAAGACGCCGAAGTCGCGGCCGCCTCGGTCTCGGCGCGTAAGCTCGGCTTTTACAAGACCAGCCCGGAAGCGCCGCCGGAGTATCTGGACCAAGTCAACGAGCCGAGGTCGGTTGACATCGGCGTCGGCGAGTTCGAACAATTGCCGCCCTACACCGAATTCCAGGGCTGGGATCCGCAGCACCCGTCAACCGCATACGGCGATTTCGTCAAGGCCTGCCTGCGCTCGGTCGCGACCGGCCTCGGCATCAGCTACAACACCCTGGCCAACGACCTCGAAAACGTCAACTATTCCAGTCTCCGCCAGGGCGCCTTGCAAGAGCGCGATTTGTGGATGACGACCCAAGACTGGTTCGTCGAGTGCTTCTGCCAGCCGATATTCGATAAATGGATAGAGCAGAGCTTGGCCAACGGCATCCTGGACGCAATCCCCGGCCGCAAGATTGCCGAAGCCCGCCGCGTCGGCTGGCAGCCGCGCCGCTGGCAATGGGTCGACCCATTGAAAGACATGGAGGCGAACACCGCCGCCGTGGATCTGCGCACCCGCTCGATCAGCGACATCATCCGCGAGCAGGGCCGCGACCCGCAGGATGTGTGGGACGAGCTGGCCAACGATATGGAGACGCTGAAAAAATTGGGCCTTGAAATTACGAACAATCAACCGCAGGGCAATGCAAATGCCGCAAGCACAGACCAAACAAATTAAAGGCGCATCGTTTCAGCGCTTTTTCCAGATCGAAAAACGCGCGATTGATGCAGAAAGCCGCACTGTAGAGCTGGCGTTCAGCTCGGAGACTCCCGTCGAACGCTGGTGGGGATTAGAGATTCTGGATCACGCCAAAGGCGCCATGCGCATGGACCGCATCAGCCGCGCGGCGCCCTTGCTGCTCAATCACTGCATGGAGGAGCAGATCGGCGTGATCGAATCGGTGCGCATCGACAGCGACAAAGTGGGCCGCGCCGTGGTTCGGTTCAGCAAAAATGCGGAGGCCGATGAAATCTTCCTGGATGTCGTCGACGGCATCCGGCAGAACGTGTCGGTCGGCTACATGATCCATGAAGCCGTTCTGGAACAGCAAAAAGAAGGCGTCGACACCTATCGGATTACCGATTGGGAGCCGATGGAAATATCGATTGTTTCAATTCCTGCCGATACGTCGGTAGGCGTTGGGCGGAATTTAAACACTCACCCGAAAGAGGAAAGAAAAATGGACGACGAGAACGTCACCGTTGAAAGCACCGAAGACCAAGTCGGTCAGGAAGAAGATCGCAGCGCGCCGCAACCGGGCTCCGCAAAACCAGACGGCAAGCGCGATGCAGTCAATGCCCGCATCCGCGAAATCGGCGCCCGCTTCGAGATGAGCCGCGAAGCCGAAGATCACATCGCGCTGGATGCCACTGTGGCAGAATTCCAGGCAGCCGTTCGCGCCAAGCAGGCAGCGCGCCTGAAACCGGTCCCATCCGCGCCGCGCGTCGATGTCTCAATGCCGCGCCGTTCCGGCCGCCTGAAGGCATTCAGCAACGACAGTCGCGGCGAAGAAGCGGCCTACCGCTCCGGCATGTGGGCACAAGCGGTGCTGTTCGGCAACCGCGACGCGGAAAGATGGTGCAAGGATTACGGCGTGCGCGTGATGACCGGCGGCGCGCCGGGTCAATCCGTCATCGTGCCGGATGAAATGATCCTGCCTATCATCGACCTGCGCCTGCAATACGGCATCGCCCGTCAGCATTGCTATGTACAGCCGATGAACAGCGACACCGCCACCGTGCCGCGCCGCAAATCCGGCGTCACCGCCTACTTCGTCGGCCGTGGCGACTCGACCACCGAAAGCGACGCCGCAATCGACGACATCCAGTTGGTTTCCCGCGAAGTGGCCGCGCTGACCCGCATCAGCAACAGCTACGCGGCCGACGCGGCGATCAACCTGGCCGATCATTTGGCCAACGAAATGGCCTACGCCTTCGCGGTCAAAGAGGATCAATGCCTGTTCAACGGCGACGGCACCTCGGCCTACGGCGGTATCCAAGGCATTCGCTCCAAGATTCTGAGCAAGGCCGGCGCGGTCACCGCCGCGACCAACCACGACACCTTCGCGGAGATCGATCACGACGACCTGGTCAGCGTGATCGGCGCCCTGCCTAACTTCCCCGGTATCAACCCGAAATGGTATTCATCAAAACGCGGCAACGCGCTGGTATTCCAGGCGCTGAAAACCGCCGCCGGCGGCAATTCCGCCCGCGATCTGGAAGGCCGCCCGCTGAATGAATACCTCGGTGATGAGATCGTGCTGACCGAAGCGATGCCGACCGCTATCACCACGCTGTCCGGCGCGGCGATGCTGGTCTATGGCGACCTGAACATGGGCGTCACCTTCGGCGACCGCCAGGGCTTCGAGATCCAGGTCTTGCGCGAGCGTTATGCCGAATACCGCCAAATCGGCATCCAGGCTGTTGAGCGTTTCGACATCAACGTCCACGGCGTCGGCGATGCGACCAATGCCGGCCCAATTGGCGCGTTGATCGGCGCCTAAGCCCAGTCAATGACCGGCGATCCGTCGCCGGTCTGGCATAACCCGTTTACTGAGAGCACACCATGAACAGACTGCAAAATGTGAAATATGTCAGCGTCACGCCGCCCGGCGCGATCCTGGACAATGCCAGCGCAACCACCGCCGAAATCGACACCCTCGGCTTCGACTACCTCATCATCGTCTGCCAGGTCGGCGAGACCGACATCGCGATGAGTGCGTTGAAGGTGACCGAATCTGATGCCTCCGGCTCTGGCCATGCCGATGTAACCGGGCTGGTGTTCGGCACCTCGACCGACATCGACGGCAACGCCTCGGCACTGCCGAGCGCAACCAACGACAACGGCTTCTTCGTGTTCCTGATCGATCTGCGCGGACGCAAACGCTATATCGACCTGGTTGCGACGATGGGCGACGGCACAGCCGGCGGCTATTTCAGCGCGATCGGCCTGTTGTCGCGCGGCGACACCTCGCCGACCACCGAGACGACCATGAACGCGCAGGTTCTGGCCGTTTAAGCATGAACGCCTTCGATGCCGCGCTGGATAGCCTAAACGATACGATGATGTCGGCCTTCGCCGAAACCGTCTATATCACGCTGGCGGATAATACCGCGCTGTTCATCGGCGGGATATTCGACAGGCAGCGCGACGATGTCGAAGCCAATGTCGCGGCCAGCACGCGCTACACGTTGACGGTCAAGACCGCCGACGTGCAGGCCTTCGGCGTGGCCAAACGCAACACGGTCACGGTCGATACGGTGGTGTACACGATCATCGACATTCTGCCCGACGAGGGTGGCATGACCACCTGGGTGCTGAAACGCTATGGCTGATGTCAGGATACGCATCGACGACCAGTCCGTGCGGGACTACCTGCAAACCCACGGTCCGCGCAAGGTGCATAACGCCTTGCGTTCGGCGATCCGCACGACCACGACCTGGTCAGAGAAGGAAACAGACCGCCGACTGGCGGCCGAAACCGCGATACCGATTCAGGTATTTCGGCGTTTCCGTGTCAAAAAGAAACTGTTCGGCGGCAGCGCGGCCAGCGGTTTTGGCGGCGGCGGCAGCGTCGAAAGCGGCCTGATCTGGAGCGGTTACAACCCGGTCAAGGCCCGCTTCGTCGGCAAGCTGGCACAGGATGAGGGCGGCGCGAGCGCGGGCGCCTATTATTTCGGCGGCGCGTTTGTCACCTCAATGCGCGGCGGCCTGACGGCTATCTTCAAACGCCGCGGCAAAAAACGACTGCCAATCGATGAGCAGAAAGTGAACATTCACCAGGCCGAGGCAATTGCAGCCGCCGTGGCTGGAGAAGCCGAACAAGAGTTATTGCGCCGCTTTCGCGCCAAATTTACGGAATCATGAAATGCCGCCGTTAAAAGACGAAATCATCAATCAAGATCCCGCCTCATACGCATGGTTTACCTACGGATGGGTCTTGATGGTATCGGTTTGGGGCGGCGTCGCACGCTACATGAAGCGCGTCGCGCTGGGGTTCTCCGTCAAATTTTCCTGGCATGAGTTTATCGCCGACATTACCACCTCGGGATTTGTCGGCATGGTCACCTTCTTTATCTGCGAATCGGCAAAGATCGATCGCATGATGGAAGCGGCGATCATCGGCATCAGCGCGCACATGGGCAGCCGGGCGTTGTTTTTGTTCGAGCAGTTGCTGATTGCGGCGCTGAAAAATCGCGGGAGGATTGAATGACTGCCGGTGTATTCGATGATTTCGCCGCGATCGTCAGCCGCATAGACGCGCAAGTCACGGCGTTCGCGCTGGTTGGCAGTCCGTCCGTCGTGATGAACGAGGATGACGTGCTGCGCAAGCTGCCGGGCTGCTACGTGATGCCGGGCAAGTCGAAGCCGACCGAAAACGGCAATGGCATTCACCTGAAAGGCGAAGATCAGGATTGGCTCGTGTTGATTGCAGTTGCCTACCCTGCCGGCAGCAGCACCGCGCCAGAAACCGTGATGGGCCAGCATGTGCTAGGAGTTATCCGCGCGCTGAATGGATGGGCCCCTGCCGGCGGCGCATATAAGATGACCTATCAACAGCGATCCGCCGTGGAGTATGAAGAAGGCTATGCGTCGATCAAGCTACGCTTCACGCATCGCAAAATAGTGCCGCAGGCATGAGCAAGAAAAAAAGACGACCGCCGGCTGTCTGGCATGGTCACGTACAAATGGCAAGACACGGATTTAAGTCCGATCAGACGATGCAAGAAACCACGCAAGCACAACACAATGAGAATGCGCAGGGCCCGCTCAAGGTCACGCTGCTGAAACAACACTCCCACGCCGGCTTCGAACATGAAGCCGGCGTGGAAATCGAAGTCACCCACGCCCAGGCCGACTGGCTGAAGGCATTGGGCGTTATCTAACCGACCACCTAAGAGGTTCGCCATGTCAGGTTTTTTGGGCTCCGGCCGCGTTTATGTCAACCGCAAGGTCGGCAGTGTTTATCAAGGTTTTGTCCCCATCGGCAACGCCACCAAGTTCGAAATCAAGGAGAACTCGGAAAAGAAAGAACGGATCAGCAAGGACAAAGCTAACTACGGCTCGGCGCTGAACACCGTGTTCATCAAGAAGCCGGCCGAGATCAATATCACGCTCGACGATTTGGACAAAGACAATCTGGCGCTGGTATTTTTGGGCAATACGTCGGCGGTTTCCGTTGCCGGATCTACCGTTATCGACGAAGCCGCAACCGGGTATAAGGACAAGATTTTCCAAACCGCGAAGCGCAAGATTTCCAGCGTCGTCCTGACTGACGCGGCAGGCACCACGACCTATGTGCTGAATACTGACTACGCCATTACCGATGCCGAGCTGGGCTTGATCAAGGTATTGACCGCCGGCGCGATCACCGACGGCCAGGCGCTCAAGATCGATTACACCTATGGCGGCAAGACCAGCAACAAGGTCGCCGGCGGCACCAACTCGAACATCATCATGAAAGTGCTGTTCGACGGCGTCAACCAGGCCGATCAGACCAAGGCGGAGGTCAACGTCTGGGAAGCGGTATTGTCGCCGCAATCCGGCGTCGATTTTTTGGCGGACGACTTCACCAGCCTGGAGCTGTCAGGAATCGCCAACGTGCCGACAGGCGGCACCGAAGCGTATACGGTCGAGCTGGACGTAACTTACACATAATCCGTAGGTTGGGTTAGCGTAGCGTAACCCAACACATCGAAGCGGCACTGTTGGGTTACGGTTTGCGCCTAACCCAACCTACATTAAACATTTAATTGGCGAAACATGCGTAAACAAAAAACCATACCGCTCGGCAACGGTGCAAAAATCACCGTTCTGGAGCTGCGTCCGGTCGACATCAAGCAGGCGTTGAGCCTGACACAAGGCGGCAGCGACCTGGATTTCGAGAAACTGCTGACCGAAAACTGGGACGACGCGCTGGAGAAATTGTCCGGCGTGATCCAGGCGGAAGACATCAAGCTCGAAGAGTTGTCATTCAGCGAAATCGCCGAGGTAAAGGGCGCGTTCATGGAGGTGAACGTGGCTTTTTTCGCGCTGCTGGAAAAACTGGGGATCAATCTCGCGGTAGCTGGTTCGAATTTGAGCGCAGCCTCGATCGCGCCTGCATCGCCCTCATCGAGCGCGGACATGGACGCGTCTTCGACTACGGCTGGGCTTTCTTCATGACCGTGCAAGCGGTGATCGGCGAACAACCAAAACCCTAAAGAATACGATGAGAGCGATAGTTTTTTTGATGGCGGCGGCAATATCGGCATGTACCACCCTGACCTACCGGGACGGCACATCCGAATTTTCCCGCACCTCGTTCGGCACCAACCTGCAAATCACCGAACTGCATGCGTCGACCGCGCCGAACGGCGATCGCACGATCAGCCTGCAAGGCTACACGTCCGACCAGGTCGAAGCGCTGCGCGCGGTGGCGGAAGGCGTTGCCAAAGGCATGGCGGCGGTGAAGTAAATGGCCGATTTACGCACCCGCCTCATCATCACATCGAGCGACCAGACCGGCGCCGGATTCAATTCGGTGCGCAACGGTCTGGATGGCATCCGGCAGCAGGCCGCGCAGGTGCGCAATGCGCTGCTCGGCGCGCTCGGGGTGTCATTGGGCGGCGGCCTGGTCAAACAATTGGTCGATACCGCAGACGAATTCAAAAACCTCAATTCGGCGATCAAACTCTCTACCCGCAGTCAGAGCGAGTTTGTCCAGGCGCAGCAAGAACTGTTCAATATATCCCAACGTACCAGCACCGGTCTGCGCAGCAATGTCGATCTATTCCGCCGGGTCAGCGATTCGGTGCGGGCGATGGGCGATAGTCAGGAGCGCGCGTTCGGCATTATCGACCTGATCAGTAAATCGGTCGCATTGTCTGGCACATCCTCCGAAGCTTCCGCTGCCGGCATCGAGCAGTTCAACCAGGGCTTGGCTTCTGGCGTGCTGCGCGGCCAAGAATTTAATAGCGTCATGCTAAACACGCCGCGCCTGGCTCAGGCTCTGGCGGACGGCTTGCAGTCGACCAAGGGCGAGCTGCGGGAGATGGCCGAGCAAGGCAAGCTGACTACGCAGGTCGTGCTAACCGCCCTGGAGTCGCAGTCCAATGCGCTGAATACCGAGTTTGCGCAAGTGCCGCAAACGGTCGGGCGCGCGATCACGCGCGTGCAAAACGCCTGGACGTTATTTCTCGGCAAGCTGAACGAGGGGCACGGCGCTACCGACTCGCTGGCCGGCGGCTTCAATGCGCTGGCAGACAACATGCAGGGCGTTGTCGAAACCGGCGCTTCGCTGGCCAAGGTCGTCGGTCTCGTTTACGCCGGCAAGATCATAACGGGCATACAAAACTTTGTTACCGCTCAATATCAAGCGGTGGTCGCGCATAGGCAGGCCGCTGAGGCGGCGACGCAAGAAGCCTTGGCGCAGCAAAATGCGCTGCGCGTGCAAATGCAGGCGACGGCGGTTCGCGCCAAGGCCGCCGCGGCTATTTTGGAAGAGGCGCGATTGCAACGCGCCCTGGCCGTCACCGACGCCGAACGTGCCAGCGCGCAGCAGGTGCTTAACCGGGCAGTCTCGCAGGCCTCCCTGCAACAAAAACAAGCGGCCGCCGCCGCCCTGGCATACCGCAATGCGCTGGATACCACGGCGGTTTCCGCGACGCTGGCCCAGCGTGCTCTTGCTGCGCTGAATAATGTATTTTTCCTGTTTATCGCCTGGGAAATCGGCAAAACCATCGGCGAGTGGCTGACGCAGTTCGAAAAACTAAGGCAGGCCGGCAGCTACGTTGCCGAAGCGTTTACCCTGGTAATAACCGACTTCCAGGCCATGTTCAACGGCATGTCGGTACAGGAGCGTTTCGCGCAAATCCAGCAGATCCATGCGGAGTTCGATGCGATTCGCGCCGCCGATACCGATGCCGCGCGCAATGCAGCAGAACAGGCTGCCGCATCAGAAGAGGCCAAGGCGCAAGCGACCGAGACTGCCGCCGAACGCCAGAAGCAGGCCTGGAAACAAGTCGAAGACGGTTTGAAAAGTCTCACGACATCGATAGACGCCGACTTTGCCGCGCAAAACGCTACTCTGCAACAGCACCTCGATGAACGCCTGGCGGCGATCGATGCTAGCAACGCCGGAGAGCTGCAAAAAGACGCCGAGCGCGCGCAGGCACAAATCCAGTCGGCAAACGCCGAACTGGAGCTGGCGAAGAGCGCCGCCGACGCCAAGCTGCAATTGATCTATCAGTCCTACGGCGCGCAAATCCAGGGCATCGGCAAATACAACGAAACCGCCAAACAGCTCGATCGCGACAGTATCGAGGCGCGCAAAAGCATTTACGCGGAGTTGGCGACGCATTATCAAGGGGTTGTCGATCGGCTGACCGAGGAACATCAACGCGAAGTGCAGGCCGCCGCCAATGCCGGTCAACAAATCCGCGATCTGGCGCAGCAGCATCAGTTCGACCTCGCCGACATCGAGCGGCAAGGCGTCGATGAGCGCGATAAGATCAAATCGGAAGAAAGCGAGTTCGACAAATTATTATCCGAAGTAGCGAAGGAGCGCGCCAAGGGTAAAGAGGCGGATCAGGAAAAAATCAATGGGGCATTACAGCGCGCGAGCCAGTTAAATCAGGACATCAGCCAATCGACGATAAGTCTGGCGCAAACCGACAGCGACAAATCCAGCGCACGCTATGACAATGCCGACCGCTTGAACAAGTTGTACGCCGCGCAAAAAGCCGTGCTCGATGACAACAAAAAAGCGCACGAAGAAAACGCGCAGGCGATCGCCTCAGCGCAGCAGGAAGCGCTCACCAAACTGGCCGATGTCAATCAGAAGATCGGCCAAATCACAGACATCCTCAACAAACAATATGCCCTGCAAATCACCGCAGACTCCAGCGCGATCGATGCCGCCATTGCCAAGATCAACAGCATTCCGACCGAGAAAGTCGTCACCATCCGCACCGTCAACGCTGGCGGTGCGGATGTGCAGGCGCAGACCGGCGGCCTGATCCAGCGCTTCGCCAATGGCGGCTATCCGCGCAGGCAGGGACGGCTGCCCGGCTACGGCGGAGGCGACAAAGTACCAGCATTGCTGGAGTCCGGCGAATTCATCGTGCGCAAGGAAGCTGTCGCCAAGCTCGGCAATCCGGTATTGCAGGCAATCAATCAGGGCGTCATTCCAATTCAGCGCGCGCTCGGTGGGCGCGTTTATAGCGATCTCGATAGGATGCGCGTCAATAATCTGCTCAATAATGTCGGCGTATTCGAAACGGCTCCAGGCGGTAGAAATGGCAACCTGGTTTTTAAGGCCTTGCGCGATTACGACCTCGCCGAATTGATTCCGAAATTCGCGGATTACATGAAAGTTGCCATCAGGCGCGGCGTCCACACGCTGTCGAATACCGAACAGCAAGCGCAGCTACGGAAGGCCGATGATATTCGGGCGCATATCTTCGATCAGCCAACAGATGTTCCTGGAGTCGGTAAATCGCCGTCTCTCAATATGTCAGCCTTAAAATTTCCAGGCCTGTCCGTTCCAAAAATAGCTATCCCGGCGCCATCCATGGGAGGGTTACCGGCGGCAATACAGGCTAACGCGGGCGCATCCGGGAAGACGGTCACTGTAAAATTCGATATGCCAGGCGGCAGCTCGATATCGGGTCAATTCGCCGATTCCGATGTAGACAAACTTTTGCAGACCTTGAAAATGGCCGGTATGCGCAGTTCATTCGGTAGCCTCTGATGGGGATTTCGCTCGACGCCATCGCGTTGCCTGACGATCTTATCTGGGTAGACGAATATGCACACACGCCGGTCAAGCAGACGGTATCAATCGCGGTAGACGGCGCGCTGATTGTCGAGGCAGCCGCGCAAACCAAGGGCCGCCCGATCACCTTGCAGGGCGGCGATAACTCGGCATGGATAGCCCGCGATACGCTCGAAGCCTTGCGGCTAAAGCAGTATCAGCCCGGCCTGATCATGACCTTACTGCATAACGGCAACAGTTACAGCGTGCTGTTTGCGCAGCCGGGCGGCATCGAGGCGGCGCCGGTCGTCGATTACAACCATCCGGCCGCCGACGACTGGTACTCGATCACTCTAAAATTTATCGAAGTCTAATATGGCAATCAGCGAAACCGACCTCAAACTGCTCAAATCCGAGCGCATGACCGACTTCGACGACGGCGGCGGCAAGATGACTGCCAACGAAGTTGTCGACGGTCAGGTCAACAACCTGTTCAACGACATCAGCCAGCTCGACCGCACCTATGGCCGGGTCAGCCTGCGTAAGGCCTATGCGTCGGTGCAGACCGCCAACGTCGACACCTACCTCGGCGCGCACATCATTCTGACCGATCCTCCGGACGATCCGAACGTCAACGTGACGTTGTTCAGCACCGAAAGCTGGGCCGACGAGCGCCTCGCCGCGCGCAATCGCATCGAGAGCTACAGCATTTCCGGCCCGGAATCGCAATGGATTTTGTACGGCGATCATGTGATCGGCCAAAAGCTGTTGATGCTGTACAGCCAGCCCAACGCGCAGAGCTTTACCGTGCCGACGACCGTGCAGACGCCGGAAATCGGCGACGTGATGCTGCTCAGCGTCGAAAAGACCGGGTTTGTTGCCAATCAGCAATATGTGCGCATCACCAAGATTATCAGCCGCGAGACGCAGCAGTTTACCGACGACGCCGGCAATTTTTACAAGGATGTCCTGATCATCGAGATCAGCAATGCGCTGCGCTACGAGTTCAAGGGCGCCGCGCCTAACAGGTACGTCCAAAACCGCAACGATGCCGACAGCAGCCCGACGCTGTTCCGCGACACCAGCGTCGCCGATGCGTCAGAATATTATGGCGTCAAAAAGGTGATGGCGGCGGTCTCGCTGAACGACACCATCATCGAAGTAGGATCTCCCTACGGCGCGATCGTGCCGTCGGCGCAAGCCGAAACGCCGCTGGTCGACATTGCTGCCAACTTGATCAGGCCAAACTACGTACAATCCGGCAGCGAGGCGCTGACTGCATCTGAAACGCTGAGCGGAGAGGCCGCGCCTGACTATGCGGCAAGGCTGTTTTTGGGTCGCGGCTTTTTACCCGGCAGCTTGGCGCTGACGATCGGCGGCGTCGCCTACAAGGACGACAGCAATGCCGGCATCGTGTTGAGCAATGGCACCGCAGGCGCTTACGGCGGCTTTGTCGATTATGCGTCCGGCGCGATCACGATCACCAAAACGACATCCTGGACTGCCGCGGTATCGGCCAGTGCGCTGCCGGCGGTTGCCGTGTACGCTAATGCCGGCACGTCATTCATTCCGATATCGATCAACAATCGCGGCTTCAGCTACGTCAACACGCTCAACCCAAAACCCACGCCGGGCTCGTTGATCGTCGATTACAAGGCGCTGGACAAATGGTATCGGCTCTACGACGACGGGCTGGGTCATCTGAAGGGCATCGTCAATGGCATCGGCTCGGGCACGGTCAACTATGCTACAGGCTCTGTGTCTGTCACCTTCGCCGCGTTGCCTGACGTGGACAGCGCGGTTATTTACGCCTGGTCGACGCCGACCGATTATTCCATCGAAACGCTGTCGGTCGGTAATGGACTGGTGCCGCTGCCGGACGTGACGCTGACGCTGATCGCCGACGATACCGACGCCAACTATCAGATCGACTATTCGACGCTGGTCATCACCTGGACCAATAGCGGCGCGAAAACGGCGACGTGTACGGCGGACGGCACATTGCAAGGCGATGCGACTGGGAATGTGTCGCTCAAACGCACCGCCGCCGGCTTGCCTGAGCTGAGCAACGGCTACCGGCAATGGCAGGTAAAGCTGCGTCCGAATACGATTCCTCCGTCCGGCACGGTATTCAATGCCGCGTTCAGCAAAAAAACCGGCGCATCCGGTGCGGTGTCAGCATCTTATGCCGCGCCGAATCTGTCGTTTACGCTCCCGGTGACCACGGCCATCAAGGCGGGCTCACTGGGCTTTAGCGTGTCGGTCTCGGGCTATTACGTCCCCAACAGCACCAACATGGCGCACGTCGACGCCAATTTTATTTTGCATATCAAGGACGACGGCGCGGGCGGATTGCGCGCGGATCGCATCAGCATCGTCGGTGCGACGCCGCGCTACCAAAGCATCAAATGGGCCGCCAACAATAACGCAGTCATCAATGGCGCAATCGCCGGCAGCATCAATTACGCCAGCGGCGCATGCACATTGGACGCCTCGGTATTGATGCAATACAACAGCATCGTCGGCATGGAAACGTCGAGCGTGTGGCTGGACGAAAACAACGGCAACGGCAGCGCGCCGATCAGCAAGCCGATTTTCGAGATTCGCACAACGACGCTGTCGGCTGCCGCGCAAAGCATCTCCTACGAATACACAGAAACGACCGCCTCCGGCAGCGCCGCGCCGACGATCAATCAGGCGATGAACGAATTGAAGCTGGACATCACGCCTTACACCACCAACAGCATGCTGGCGGGTAGCCTGAAGTTTGTGTTCGGCGGCGATACGGTGATCGATCGCGGCGGACTGTTGTACCGCGCGCATTCGGTCGCCACCGATTCGGCGACCGCCTGCGGCAGCATCGATTATGCGACCGGCAATGTCATCCTGACCAGTTGGTCGGGCGGCGCCAACAGCATCGACATCAAGGCCTGCGCTGTCGAAGTCGGCGACCGTTACGTGATCGGCGTCGTCGGCCGCGCGCCCGGCGCGCCGTTGGCGACCGGTCAGTTCCAGTTGGTGTGCGTCGATTTTCAGGGCAACAATATCGTCGCCAGCGCCGACAACAACGGCATTCTGACCCATGAGTGGCTCAAGGGCAGCGTCGATTGGGGATCCGGAATCTTCAAGATTGGCTTCGGCAAAAAGGTGCTCGCCAGCTCGTTGTCGCAGGAAATCAAGGACAATTCTGACTGGTACAATCCGGCAAACATAGACGCCAATGGCTACATCTGGCAGCCGCTACTGGTCAAACCGGAAACCATCACCTTCAACGCGGTGCTGATCAGCTACATTCCGCTCGACGCCGATATTTTGGGCGTGGAAACGGTGCGCCTGCCGCAAGACGGCCGCGTGCCGCTATTCCGGGTCGGCAACGTGGCGGTGATCCACAATACGCAGATTTTAGAGCTGCCCAATCCGATCACGGTCGGCAGCGTACACGATTGCGGCCGTACCTTGTTGAGCTACGCCAAGGTTTTCGACGCGAACGGACTGATCGTACCCACCAACAAATACACGGCCGATCTGGACGCGGGCACGGTCACGATGGCCGATCCGCTCGACCTAACCGGCTACACGCAGCCGTTGCACGTCGAACACCGCATCGAAGACATGGCCTTGGTGACCGACGTGCAGATTACCGGCCAAATCAAGCTGATGAAGTCGGTGCGCCACGCCTATCCGTCCTTGACGACTTATTTGAGTTCGGCGCTGGTGATCGGCGATATGCGGGCGCGGGTGAACAACCTGTTCGACCAGCAAACCTGGAGCGGCGTATTCAGCGATACGTTGTCAGGATCGGCGGCCGGCGCGTCGTTCAACGACGTGCTCTATCCGATCGAAACCACCAATGCCGGCGCGATTCAAGAGCGCTGGGCAATCGTTTTTACCGGCTCGACGGCATTCAACCTGTACGGCGAATATTCCGGACTGGTCGCCAGCGGCACGACCGGCGTCGATTTGGCGGCGGTCAACCCGATTACCGGTGTGCCGTATTTTTCGTTGAACCATTTGGGATGGGGCAGCGGCTGGTCTGCAGGCAACGTGCTGCGATTCAACACCATCGCCGCCAACTATCCGTTATGGCTTGCGCGCACCACGCTGCAATCCGATCCGGCCGTGTACACCGATCATTTTAAACTGCAAATTCGCGGAGATGCTAACTGATGACAACACCCACAATCCGACTATTCCGCTCGACCGATACCGGCGCGCCGACGCTGTCCGGCACGGCCGGCGCGCTGATCTCCGTGCTGGATGCCGTCTTGAAGGACGGCTACAACTCAAAATCGGTGCAGAGCATCACGCGTTCGGGAACGACAGCGACCGTGACCTTTGCTACGGCGCACGGTTTCGCCGGCGACGGGTTGACCATCGTGCGCATCGCCGGCGCTGATCAGGCCGAATATAACGGCGATTTTCAAATCAGCAATGTCACATCGACAACGTTCGACATTACTGTTACCGGCACACCAGCGACGCCGGCAACCGGGACAATCACCTGCAAGGTCGCGCCGCTGGATTGGGGCAAGCCCTTTTCTGGCGCCAACAAAGCGGTCTATCGCGCGCCGAGCGGCAACCGGCTGTATTTGCGCGTCAATGACGCCAATCCGAACACCGATACCAATAAGTCTGCCAACATGCTCGGCTACGAGACAATGACCGATGTGGATACGGGCGTGGCGCCGTTCCCGACCGCCGCGCAAATGACCAATGGCGTGCCGTTAAATAAGTCGTCGACGTCGGACGCGACGGCGCGGGCCTGGGTGGCGGTAGGCGACGGCTATGAGTTTCATTTTTTCTATGCCAATAGTGCAGGTCAGACAGGAACTTATCGGCAGTTTCATTTCGGTGATCCGGCGAGCGAGGCGTCATCAGATCCGTATGGCTGCCTGATCTACGGGGATAATGCGGTTAGTACGTCGGGGCCGTCAAACAGTTCAGTTACCTACCAAATCATCGGCACGTCCGGTATTGGCTCGCAATCAGCGCATTATTTCGCGCGCAATTACAGCCAGACCGGCAGTAGCGTGGCGGCGTCGAAGCACGGTAATTTCACGTTGGGAAAAGATGCGATTGGTGAGGGAGTGATTGCCTATCCGTCACCGAACAATAACAGTCTGTATGTTTCGCCGCTCTTCGCGGCTGACACTTCAGTGCTGCGCGCGCAATTGAAAGGGATCTATCAACCGTTACACACACGCCCGCTCGGCAATGGCGGTTTGGTGGCGGCTAACGTGTCACCGATCGGGCGTCGAATGTTCGCCGTCACGACGGCAAATGCCGCTACCGGGAACGGCGAGACGCTGGTCGATATCGATGGGCCGTGGCGATGACCGGGCTGGTTAATGTTGCCCTAAAAGGGGCGAGCATAAACTTCGATCCGGCGACACTGGGGCTGTCCGGCAGGGTCGTCGGCATTAATCGCGCGCGGCATGATTTTGTGATGTACTTCGGCGGCGCGGGTGTTATTTCCGGTGTCGTGAAAATCGGCACGGTGCCGGCCAGGAGAAAAGTCAGGCTTTATGAGGCAAATACCGGCGTGCTATTGCGCGAAATATTGGCCAATACTGACGGGACATATCAGTTCGATCAATTGCGGCCTAACTTAGAGTTTACCGTATCATCGACAGATGATCAGAATACCTACAATGATGTCATCGCGGCGCGCGTGAAAGCGGTTTAGGGGAGACTATGGGAATCGGATTAGCGGATACCTTGCGCTCGGCGCGGGCACAAAAAATCATCGACGCGATCAACGCCGGTGCAGGACCTGGAACGCTGCTGTTTTACACGGCGACACAACCGGCAAAAGGCGCGGCGATTACCACGCAGACACTGCTCGGAACGGTGATGTTTGCCGAGCCGGCCGGCTCGATCAGCAATAGCGTGATAACCTTCGACACGATTGTCGACGACAGCAGCGCCGATGCCGATGGCCAGGCGACGTGGGCGCGCGTGCTCGACGGAGACGGCGCTTTCGTAATGGACTTGACCGTCACCGACAATGCCGGCGCAGGCCCTATCAAAATGCCGTCGACGCAAATTTATGCCGGCGGCATCCTCCACGTGACCAGCGCCGTGCTGACCGAAGGCAACGCGTAAGCCGTGTCGTACACCCCGCCGGCGGGAAATGCGGTTGATCTGATCTTTTCCGGCGCGTACACCGCGCCGGTGGGCAGTGCGGTCGAGCTAAACTTCAATCCGGCCGCGCCTGTCACTCATGAGGCAACGCTGGCCGGAACGCTGGATGATGCCGCCTGTTTGTTTGCCGCCGTCGCGCAGGCGTCAGCAACGATCGATGCGGCGCTTGCTGATACGGTGGGCGCGCTTGCCTGCGTGCCGATGCCGGCGGTGCATGTCGCCGGAACATTAGACGACATAGCAGGCGACCTGTACGCAGTTACACCGCTATCGGCTACGCTGGCAGCAGTCCTCGACGATGTTGCGCCCGCGGTGGATGCAACATGGTCGGCAGGGGTATGGCGAGGTCTGGAAACATCGCGCCGATCGCTGCACGCCGATCAAGCGTATCGCGTCGATCTGGAAATATCAGGCATTTTACGGCAGGCCCGCAAAACCCTCGCGCAACGCCGGCAAGCATGGGAGCAAATAAACCCGTTGCCTGCGTCCGTCGACGCGGGCTGGACCCAAGTGCCGAAACGCCGCGCGGCGCTGGCCGACGGCTGGGACAAAGTTCCATCCAAGCATCAGGATAAGCGCGGCGGCTATCAAGCCGCGCCGCGCCGAGCGGTCGACGGCATGGCGACGTGGCAAGCGGCCCGAGCAATCGACCGCGAAAGCGCCGCGCAATACAGCAGCCCGCCTAGACAGGCTGATGATTTTATCGTGGGCTATGGCGGCGCAAGGCGCGTCGGCATCGAAACCGATGCGCAATTCGGCGTCGGCACGCCGACCTGGTTGCAAAAGTTTGTCTCGCCCTGGGGTGTTGCCGATCCGCATAGCTGGATATTCGGCGGCTGGTTTTACCCGCCGTTGCCGCAGCCACCGCCTTATGTGCCGTCGACGGAATTGGTTTTTTACCAGCGCGCCGAGGATTATACCGGCGGCGCGATTTTGGAATTCAACCGGCCGTGCTGGGCATGGCCGCTATTCAAGGCCGATACCCATATCAGGCCGGGAGCAATCATTGTGCTGCACACCATTAATGTCGTCCGCCTGCCAGATCTGGTCAACGTGCCGGTGCTGTCCGTGCAGTTGCAGTTCGACATCGATAGCTGGGCCTGGGGCGTCTCGCTGAGCCTGCAAACGCCGGCGGCCATTGCCTTGCTGGAACCCGTCGACGGCGAGCCGATCCAGGTCAGAATCAACCTGGACGGATATTATTTCCACGCGCTGATAGAATCCTGGACCGAAAACCGGCAGTTCGGCGAAACCACCTATACCGCCACCGGCCGCTCGCCGCTGGCACTGTTCGCCTCGCCCTACGCGCCGATCCGCTCGCACCTCGAGCCCGATCAGATGACCGCGGCGCAACTGGTCGATGCCGAGTTGGCCAACACCAGCTGGTCGGCGGCCTATCATGCCGATCTGCTGTTGCTGTGCACATCGGAATGGCTGGTCCCCGGCGGCGTCTGGAGTTATCAAAACAAATCGCCGATCGATGCGGTCCTCCAGGTTGCAGGCGCCATTGGCGCGCGCGCCTATTCCGACCGGACCAGCAACCTGGTGCGCATCGAGCCGCGCTACCCGATCAGCCCGTGGAACTGGGCGGCCGCCACCGCCGACAAAACCATCCCGCTGAGCGTGGCAAGATCGGTCTCGACGCAGCTGACGCCGCAGCCCGACTACAATCACATTTTCGTCTCCGGGCAAAACCAAGGGGTGCTTGTGTCGGCCACTCGACAAGGCACAGCCGGAGACAGGCCCGCGCCGATGATCACCGACAGCCTGATCACCTACGCC